TGTTCTTGATGTTGCACTAAACTCGCCATCGTTACCTATAAAAATTCTTCCTAAAACTTTTACAGCTTGAGAATGTGCAGGACTCATCTTTGATGCTTGAGCCATTGCTCTTAACTTATCAGGGTCTACTAAGGCTTGAACTAAAGCGTCTTCTCTAGCCTTTCCTCTTATCTTATTTACGAAAGTTAAAATCCTTCCAGGACGTGTAAACACACCAACAAAACTTCTTGCAGCAACTAACAAAGCATTGTTTTCTTCTTTTGCAATTCTTGCACCTACATCGGTTAAAGCAGGTTTCATTGCAGCCAAAACTTTATTTAAATTTTGAACGTACTCTGGACTAAATAATAAACCTAACTTATCTTTATTATTTCGTATATAACTACCCATAAGACCTACATCAGGAACCATCACACCGTTTAAATTTTGTACTAAGCCTGCATTTTCATCAGTCATTTCTTTAAATACTCTTGCTTGAAATATCCTTTTTAATTGTGGTTCTTTATTTAAAATAGGAATAACTTTTTGGAAACGAGTTATATTTTCTGGTTGCCAAACTAAACTAAATAGTTTTTCTGGTTCCCTAAGTAACGCACCACCTAACTCTAGTGTTTCATCTAATTCGGATATAGATGCTGTCCTCCTTGCGTTTATCTTAGTAATAACTTCTCCAAAGTCTGATGCGTTATTTAACTTTGCAAGAGCCTCTGGTGAAAGATATTCTTTCATAACCGTTCCATACTTTTCTACAAAAGCATTATGAGCAGTAGTATCTATTTTAGTAATTACACCATCACTATTTCTTTTTACAACATTTTTTAACCATTGTTCACGAATAGAATCACCAACTTGAACAAGCACATCACCATTTTTAAGATCTTTCTTTAATAAGTCAGCTACTTCTAAAACAGCTGTCCTACCAGTTTTATCTGGAGTCATTACTAAGTTGAATGCTGCTTCAGGATTTTTAGCCGTTCTTAATTTAGCTACAGCAGAAAGTTGACTATTACGAAACTTTTTTGAAAATTCTGCAAAACCATCGTCTAATAATTTTAATTCCTCGGCTAACCCTTTGGGTGCGTTTGCTCTCGAAAGAACACGAGTTCTTGCTGTCTCTAATGCTTTTACCATTGAACTTATTGTTTCAGGATAAGGAGCATCCTCTCCTTTTAACGATTTCAAATAAGCCTTACGCTCTAATCTTCTCAGGTCTCGTAAGTTTTCATTTAAGGTTCTTAATGAAATATTCTTTACACCAATCGCTCCACCTTTTTCTGAAACAACAAAAGCATCATATACTTTGTTTACAACTTTTAATTCTTCTGGACTTAAAAAAGGTCTATCAGAAAAAGTCTTCTTTAAACTTGCTGCAATATTTGCTGCCTCTGTTGGTTTTATACCACCTTTACCAATAATAACATTATCAATATTTATACCAGTTTTTTCTGACCATGTTTTATAAAGAGCTTCATACCTCGTACTAAATCTTTGATTTGCTAGTTCATAAGCATTTCCTACTGCTTCTTTTACAGAAGCACCTACTTGCGAAGAATTTGCTATTGAAACAGGAAGATTAGCAGCATCATCTATTATAGAATCTATTTCTTTTAATTCATTTTTATAAAAGTTCTCAACAGCCGATTTACTCAACTCTACCGTTTCTGTTAAACCTGTTCTAACACCTTGACCTACCTTTTGTAATGCAATCTCACTAGTATCTATCGCTTCTACATTAGGGGGCATACCGTCTTGAACATTTCCTTTTATTGCTTTATCTACTTCGCCACTTGCTAATATTTGTTTTTCTAAACTAGGTGTTGAAACTGCAGAGCCAACAGACGAAGTTGAAGATTTAGCTAAAAGATCTTCTTCTCTTTTTAATTCTTTAGCTATTTGTATTCTATTAGCTTTTTCTGCAGCAGAAATTCCTGGTTCATCAATACTTGCTATCATTGCTTGAGCAGAGGAAGGCTGAACCTTTGCGTCGGCACTTGCTTTCGCAGCAGGTGTTTTTTCCCAACTATCGTAGGCTTTTATAAAAGATTCTTCATCCATATCAAAACGAAGTTTAGGTGACACTATTCCTAATGCTGATAAAATAGGTCTTCCGAACTTATATAATAATTGTCCACCTGCACCACCTAAAGCACTCCATTTCGCAGTATCAAGTGCCTGCCTTAAAATATCATCGTTCGTTATGTCAGGAGACAATATCCCTGTTTCTCGTGCTAATTTTAATCTAGCTAGTTCTGTTGCAAAACCAGCAGCACTTGCAGCAGCAATATTCGCAGCACCACTTTGACCAATTCCTGGAATAAATGTTGTACCAAGACCTGCCGTAACTTCAGCAATAATAGTCGGTATATCTCCTGCTAAATCAGCAAGGTCTCCAGTAAACAAATCTGCAGCACCCAATGGATCGAGAACATTATACTTACCTTTAAATTCTGGACGAGGATCTAAAAACTCTAATCGCTTACTTTGTGGACCAATTCTCAACCCGAAATCGTAACTATCATCTATAAGTCCTTGTTCTTTAAAATAATTTTTTAAATTAAAAAGAACATTCTTTTTATTTACCTCTGGATCTGTAACACCACCTATGCTAATTTTTGCTCTTAAACTGGCAGGAATCCCCTCGTTTAACACACCTGCAAGATTCATATCTATTTGTTCTTGCGAAGGATCAAACGCTGTCATAGAAAGATCATTTTCTAACTGAGTGTTATCGAAAGACGAAGTCATAAGTCTGTTTTGAATTGCATTGAGTGCTGCAGTGGGCAAGGGTGCTGTTTTATTTACAGTATTACTTGCAGCTTGTAACCTTGTTTTTTCAGCTTCGTCAAAAATTTGATCTAATATACTCATTGTTTAAGAGCTTCCTGTAATAGTTTAGAGTCTTCACTACTCAAGCCTAATAAAATTTTGTTTATTTGTTTTTTTGCTGCGTCAGCTACACTTTTATCTGAATTATTTAAAAGCTGACTTAACCCTGATATAGTGTTTTTTACACCAAGAAGATCAGGAGATAGTTTTGATGTCTCGTCTCCTCCTCCTCCTCCTTCTGGTAGGTTTTTAATATTAGAATCGTTACCCATAGCTTTTTGGTATTTGTTAAATTTCATATAAGATAAACCATTTAAAGCAAAATCTGTTCTGCCTACATACATTCTCTCATATAAAGTTGTGTCAGGTGATAATCCTTTTATCAGTTTAATAGGATCGTATCGGAACTGGTCAAGGTCAGTGTTTCCCCTTTTTTCTTCCATCTTTCTTGTTTTGGAATAAAATTGATTCATCCTTACGCCAAGAGCATTACTAGATAAATTTATAGCATTACTAACACCGTTAATAACTTTATCTTTATTTACAAACCAATCACCATCAGCAATATTACCACCACCTATTGTTTGTAATGCTGCAGCAACATCTTTATCTGTTAGCTTTCCAGTTTCTCTACTAGACGCTAATGCAAAAGCATAATCCATTACAGCAGACATTAAATTTTGATTATTTCCTGCTGCTTGTTTAAATCGTTTAAATATATTAGATGTCTTTCCTGAGTTACCAGAAATTAATGCATCAATATTACCACCGTCATATTTCGCTTCTTGTTCTGCATTCATAACAAAACCGAAGTTTCCTATTTGTAGTTTCGCTCCTTCAATTAAATTTCCTAATGCTTGAAAAGCACCTACAGACTCATCACCAATTTCTTTTGCAAGATTTTGAAGTATAGAGTCACCTATGTAAGCAGCACGAACAAACCCAACTTGACTTTTTTCTATTTCGTTTATAACGGACTTATTCTTAAATTCATCGATTCCTCCTGCTTCAGCTGGACCACTATAAAAAGAACCGTCTGGACCCATGTAAACAATATTACCTTTTGTTTCCTCTGTTAATTTTTTTATACGACCACTAACTTCAGTTATTTCTCTATTAATTACTTCCAAGGATCTTCCAGGATTACCCATGGAGACATTCTTTTTTTCTTGTTCTAAAGACGTTAAATCGTTTTGTTCTTTTTTTAATGCCGTTCTATTATCAGGTTGAGTTATTTCTTTATTAATTTTAGCTTTTACAGATGTTAACTCTGCCTGTAGTACTCCTTTTTTAGTTGCATCCTTTTCAGCAAAGATAGCTTTATTTAATTGTTTTTCTGCATCTAATAAAGCAAGAAAGCCAGATTTAGTAGGGTTTAAGTTACTAGAACTCACACTAACTTGAGAAATATTATCTTGGATATTTCCTGTTTTTGTTTTATCTGTAAAACCTTTTATCGTATAAGATTTTGTAGAATCATACTCTATATTTTGAAACTGACTTGGAAACTTTTGTTTAAAAAAGTTAAACTGATTTTCATCATTTATTTTTACATCGGCTTTTACAAAATTACTTGCGTTTGTTTCATTGGTCTCTATTCCACTTTCTTTAGCTAAAGCAAAAATAGCTTGTGGTATTTTATCTATACTAACACCGTCAAATATATTTTTGTTCTTGGATATTGCTTGAAATAAGTCACCTCTTACTTCCTTTCGAAATAAATTTGCTGTAGAGGTAATTTTATCAGCTATTGCTTTTTGTTCGTTTTGGTTAAATGTTTTATCTTTATATAAAAGGTCTGTTAAGTTTTTGCCTAACTTAGTTGTGTTTTCGCTTTGCTTTTGTTTAAACTTTTCATAGTTTGCTAAAAGAGCAGTTTGAGATTTTTTATCCTCTTTATAAACACCGAAGGCTAATTGCATCATAGCTGAATCTTTTGCCTTAGTTTTTGCTTTTGCTGCTTTTGCTGCTTTTCCTCCCTCGCCTAAAGCAAGTCCAAGAGTTTGTAATCCTGTTTTATTTGGATCGGCACTTAATAAAGATTGTCCTATAGCAAGTGCAGCATCAGCCCACGCAGGAGTTTCTTTTTCAGGGTCAGTTCCAAAAAAGTCTTTTACCATTTTCTTTGCTTTTGCTGGATCAGGCTCAGCTTTTGCAATCAAACCTTTATATAATTTATCAACTTCTTTTCCACCTGTTGATAATTTATTTAATGCACCTAATATTTTTGTTATTTCCCCACCACCATCGTAAAAAGATTTTGCTTTTTCTGTTACCTTTTCAGGGTTATCTGTAGCTAAACTATTAATATCTTTATTATCCAACTCATTAAAGTTTACATTCATTCCTTCTGGAGCAAAAACACTTTTTCCTACTTTTTCTAGTTCAGCGTTATCAACTTGATTAAAACTGCTTTTTAAATCTATCTGTTGTGGCTCTTGTAATACATTTGCAAAAGGAACTAGCCTTTGATTACCAAGCCCACTAGTATTAGCCCCTCCAGTACCTTGGTCTAAAAACTTTGAACGACCTGCTGTTTTATACTGAGAGTTATTTAACAACATCTCAAAGGGGTTCATCACCATTACTTACTACCCCCTAGACTAGCAAAGTTAAAATTACCAAGTCCTGATGAACTATTATTACCAAAAGGTCTATAACCTAACTGTCCTGCTAACCCTAATCCTGTTGCAGCAACACCACCTATTTGAGAAAGTAACGACGGAGTTGGAGCAGTAACAGAAGTTGTAGTTTGCTGAGAAGACGGAACACCTCTTAATATATCACTAAAGAATCCTAATCTTTGATAAGGTTCATAGGCTTGTTGTAACTCTGTTTGTCTCTGTGCATCAAGTAACGCTTGAGCTTGACCTTGTTGTAAAGATCCAATACCTAATAAATTAGCTACATCTTGTTGTTGAAGTTGTTGTTTTAATCCACCTAACCCTGCTTGCTGTCCAGCTAACTGTCCTAATAAACTTCTTTCTCGTATCTGTGCGTCAGCTAAATTTCTAGATTGTTGTAAAGCAGACTCAAATCCTGCTGCTCTTAGTTGACCTGCAGACTTAGCTTGCTGGTCTAGCACATCTCTTTGTAATCCTCCAGAAGCAATGGCTGCTCTAGATCCTCCGAATGCTCCTTGACCCACTTGCTGTCCAGCCAATCTATTTTGTGCAATTTGACCTTGTCTACCAATATCAGATAAAGTTGTATCTACTACTTGTTGAGTATAAGGATTAAAAAATTTAGCTATTCCTTCTGCACTATATGTTTCATCTACAGAAGGTCTACCTATTGCATCAGTAATCGTATCACCTGCAGAAGAGATAAAAGGTTCAAAAGCTCCTATACCTTCTCTAGTTTTTTCTATGGCTGATTTTTGATCTGGAGTAAAGCCTGCTACATTTATATCAGGTATAGTTACAGGATCTTGTGATTTTTGATAACTTGATTCTAATAACTTACGAGCATAGTCTTCTAAAAAAGGGGCTTGCCTTGTAATGGTGGTTTGTTCTGTAGTTGCCATTATGCTCTCCTCGCATTTTGATCAGCTTTTTGTTCAAAAGCTCTCATAATCCCTGCCATAACTTTTGCTCCTTGGTCAGGGTTGTTATTACCTGTTGGATCTGCCCCAGCTACGGCTTTTCCTGTTTGTACAAACTCTGTATTAGATAACCTTGTAGGAATAGAATCACTAGTTGGTGATCCTGGACCAGTAATATATCCACCATTGGCAGCATTTAAAAACATTCGTCTATTAAGAACATTATTTAGTAGAGCCTCATAATCAACATTAGCTAGAAATTCTTGAGGATCTCTTGGTGCAGCTTGTTTTTCCTGTGCAAATAAAGCAGATTCAGGAGGAGGAGTTAACTCTGCAGGTAATGGAGGATTTTCTCCCCTTGCTAATGCAGCATAATAATCATCTACAATACTGTTTTTATTAGAAGCCTCTATTTCAGGTACTTCTGCAAGTTTCATAAGTTCTTTCCCTACTGTAGGGGTTAGTCCTGCTGTAACAACTTGAGGTATAGTCGCTCCTGCACTAGAAAGTAAACTCGATCCTGCTGCAGCTGGACCTGTAACAGCATATTTTGCTCCAGATCCAATAGTAGAACCTATTGTAGGTACAGTTCCTCCACTAAACCCTGCTACTGCTTTATCAATTTGTGGAGCCACATATTTTCCACCCACATAAGAAAGACCAGCATTTATAAGAGACTGTTCTACACTTTGCCCTGCAGCAAGACTTCCTAAACCAGAACCAATAGCACCGCCAATTCCTGGAAGTATTATATTACCAACGATAGCACCAATAGTTGGAAGAAACTTTTTAAAAGACTTAAAGAAAAACTCTGGCTGTCCAGTTATAGGGTTTCTAGAGTTTAAAGCATCACCAACAATATAACTCTCTGGCTGTTCTATACCAACTGCACGCATTTGTTTAAAAATGTCTTCTTTTAATTTTGGATTACTAGCTAAAACTTCTTTAGGAATAACTGTTTCGCCCTCTGCAGCATGAACAATATAAGTATCTTCATACCTACCTAAACTTGCTAAACCTTTAGCTTGGTTTTCATACGGAGCAATCATGTTGATACCATAACTTATAATAATTCATTTTACAATCCTTTTATCTATATACTCACTATCGCACTTGTTGTAATTCTTGTTTTTGATAATTCTTGAATACTAGCAACGACATGTAATCTATCTACATGACCAGCTTGTACCTGTAAAACTTCTCCACTTTTTAAAATTATATCTTTCGTTAAAAGCTCTACTGTTGTTTTAGCAGCGATGACTGTATCCTTAAATAAACTAAAAGTATGAGCAGTTACTGCTCCTGCTGAATTAAGTCCATCACCAACAATATTTACTGTAATGGTTGATGCGTTAGACGTATCATCATTAGACACTAAAATAGAATTTATTGAAACAGCATTAAAATCGGCATCACTAGGAACTGTAAACAGAGTCTCAGCATCTGTTGCTGTCAAATCTATTTTTGCATTTGTAATACCTTGAATATACTGTGGAATACTGTTTATTAACATCAGCGTCTACCATCCTCTCGTATATCGATTCTTGGTGTTCCTAATTTATATTTCGTTCCTAATGATGTAGATTCTATTCTTAATGCAAAAGACCTACCTCGTAAACGATAATTTAATTTTTCTGTAAACTGTTCTACAGGACTTGTTGCAGTTCTTGTCGTTGTACTTGAAGTAGACTCATGAAAATCAGCCCCAGGATTATTTCTTACTTTCATTGTAAAGGCTACATCTGGGTTTACACTTGTAGAACCGTTAAATGTAACATCAGGAATAACTTGTTTTAAAAACACAAACTTATCGCCATCCCCTATATCAATCGCTGAAGATTCAATAAACGATGTCATAGCAGCACCGTCATCATCAAACCCTGTTTCATGGTTATAGAGAAATTGACCACCTGTTGCTTGTGGTAATGTTCTTATACCTCTATCGAGCCATGCCTGTCTTACAAGTGTTCCAAAATACCAAACTTTTTCTGTATAGTTATAACAAACATACTTATCTATTTCTCTACCAGCAGAAGAAGGATAAAACCATAATATTTCACTAAATTCAGAATTTAAACCTACATGAACTTTATCTCGTTCTTCTAAGTTAAAATCTAAAAACACTTTATCTTTTACAGTACAGGGTAATTGTGCTGTTTGACCTCCAGCAAAAATATAAAATGTATCTACACCCATCCAAAAAACTGCATCTTCAACAGCTATAGCAGAAAAAGGACTCATAATTGTAATATTTTTAGAAAGTTCTTGTAAACCAAAAGTAAATGGTGGACCAATAAACTTCATAGCGTGTAATGTTTTATTAGTAAAAACAAGTATCTGTTGCTTTGTTTCTACAGCTTGCATAAAAGTAGATCCACCACCTAACCTTAAATCGCCTGCAGTATTTGTAGCAGTTGGGAAAAAATCTACTGGATTTTCTTGCGAAGAAAAACGTATTAATAATGGATCTTGAACACCATCTCCTCGTTGAGTTGTAGGAGTAGCACCTAATCCATCACATCCAAATACGATAACGTGCCTATCTTGGTCAGAAACAAGAATTTGTTTAGCTATTTGAGGAACACTAGTTTCATTATTAAATGTACTTGTATCACTTAATTCTTTTGCTCTATTACCTAAACCGTTTGTTTTATCCCAATAATATATCCCACCGTCTCTTGCATTCATTATTAAGTCTTCACCAAAATTATCATGCGACCATAATCTAATCTGTGCTCCAGGAATTGTCACACTTGCTGGACTACCCCAACCAATAAAGTCATTATCAGTATCAGAATTACCAAAAGCTAATCGTACTAAAGTTCCATTTGCATGGGTTGTTGCCACTGAAAAAGAACTCGTATTTTGAGTAGAACTTGCTGTTCCTGCCGTTGGTGTTGAATTAGCATGAAGTCCTGTATGTCCACGAGCTACTGTTAAATCATTTGTAGACACACCTGATACAAATAATAACTCTTTTTCTATTAATATAGTATCACCAACAGATATTCCAGATCCACTAGCAACAGTTAAGGTTGTGTCTGAATTAGAAAAAGTTCCTCCTTCATTTATCGTTGTTGCTAAAGTTCCACTTGTTGTACCACTCCATTGACCAGCACCCCAACCTGTACCACCAACAGTATTATCTAAACCTACATTTATTTGAAAGTTTAACGTAACACTTCCTGAACTTTTAAAATTATCATCTGTAACGACAGAAGAAGCATTAGCACCAACATCGATTTTAAATACATTTGAACTAATAATTTCTGTTATTTGATGTTCTTTATTCATAGTGTCTGCACTAATACCAGCAGTAGTTTCTGCATTAGATATTGTAACAAAATCATTAAGATTTGCACCATGAGCCGTAGAGTTTACTAATACTTGAGCTTCTGTGCCAGTAGTAGTATTCGTTGTAAAAGTTACCCCACTTGTAACTGGATCACCTCTTAATGGTGTAATATCAGTAAATGTTTGTCCTTCTTCTATATAGTATTTTAAATGTGTTCCAATACCCATAAAATCAGAACCATCAAGAGCCACCCAATTATGTAATCGTCTTCCACTCCCAAGATAAGTATTAGAACTGTATTTTTCCCAACCACCAAACTTTTCTGGAAAACCAAACCTAAACCTTACTTTATCACCATCAACAAATCCACCTTCGTTGCTATATGATGTAAGGTCTGAAACAACTCCAGGTTTGAATTTTATTGCTTTCATAGGCATTACGCTGTACCCCCAGTTAAAGAACCACTACCACTTGATGTAACATTACTAAAACCTTGTATTGACTTACCAGCAGTTCCTGCACTACCACCACTTGCACCGTTACTTGGGGCAGAAGATGGGTAACTTATTGCTGTTCCAGATCCATCTCCACCATTACTTCCAGCAGATCCATCGGCACCAAAAGCCCCACCTGCACCTCCGTTACCACCAGTGCCTGCGTTAGTACCACCAGATCCTCCACTACCTGCCGAACCAGCAGATTGATTATAACCTTGACCTACACCACCTGCTCCAGCCGAACCACCTGTTGTAGGTAAATTAACAGAAAGACTAACAGAAAAACTTATATCATTATAATAAAAATCTGTACCAGCACCACTACCTGTCATATACATTGTTAGGTAATATGTTGTGTTTGCTGATAAATTCATTCCAGCACTCCAATTGTAACCTGATCCATATAAGTTTCCACCTTGACCTTGACTAGCACTACTTGCACTTGTGCTTATATCAATCTGAGGTTGTCCGTATCTGGCTCTATAATTGTTTTCTGGAAAAACATTAGAAGCATTGGCTGATAATGTATAAGTAGCACTTTGATTAATTTTAAACGAACACCACATTGGACCTTTATTTGAACAAAGTCCTCTAAATAAACTAGAAGTTGTAAACAAACCCCAAGATGTATTGACTGCTCCAGACTGAGGGTTGGCACCATTAATACCACCCCATTTTCTATCGCCCCAGTTTAATGAATTTGGATAACCTCCAGTTGGACCATAAGAAACAAAAGGTGGCTTATCGTTTGCAGGCACATTACCACTTCCATAAGGAGAACCTGCTTCGTCTACAAATTCAGACAATGTTGCAGTTGTAGTACCACTTCCTGCACCACCAGCACCACCAGCACCACCGCCTCCTCCACCAGATTTTATTGTGCCATTATTAACTAAGGTCACAGCAACGCTTCCAGCAACTTCAAGTGCATTACCACCAGTGCCACCACTTGCTGTACCTCCAGCACCTTCAATACTTCCCTCGTTTGTAATAGTTATTGAACCAACCCCATTACTTTCTATTGTTAAAGCAGCATTAGATGGATTAGTTGAACCAATAGTATGACCTGAACCGATTGCAAATTGTTTTGGGTAATCTACTGCAAAGTCATCACCAAAAATAGTGTTTGCACTTTGATTTGTATTTCCATCACTAAATGTTTTTTTAAAAGCTCTTTCTTTACTATAAAAGTCATTAAAAGAAATAGTACCAGAAGCAGGCACACCAGCAGACATATTAGTAGAAGAATTATTACCAGCATTAGCACGAACCAAAGAACCACCAAGATAAAATTCTGTTAAAGTTCGGCTTGGTAAGTTCGATCCTGGAGTATACTGTTCTTCAATATCTTGAAATGATATAGCCCCAGATGCTTGCAGTGCTGCCATTATAAACTTGTTCCAAATGCTGTTATATTATTAGCTGATGTTACTGCACCATTAGACCCTAACTTAAATACTGTTGTGCCGTTATACTTAAATAACAACTCATTATCACCAGTATCTAATGATATCGCCCACTTACTTGATCCAAATAAAATTGCCTGACCGTTAGTATCTAAATCCCCACCAAGTTGAGGAGTTGTATCACCTATTAAATCTGTTGGTATTGAACTAACATTAGAATTTGAACCTGTTCCATCTGCGAAGACTATAGCTGATGTTCCTGATGCTATTGATACCGTTGTTCCACTACCATCAGAAGCATCTGCATCTGCTGGACCTTGTCGAACTTTTGCTATTGCGTTTGTACTATTTTTTATAAAAAACCATTTTTGTTGATCATTAGGATCTAAATGCAAATTAAATTGTGATCCTGGAGATCCAGTTAAAAGTAATATTTTATATTGCCCATCAGATAAAGAGCCATCGCTTGTAGTAACAAGTTTATTCCCAGTTATAGTTAAACTAACAACGCCATTTAAAGCTCTGTCGATTATTTCTAAATTGTTATTGGTGGTATTCCCCCAAGTACCAGATTGTTCACCAGCACCTATTTTTTCTATTCCTGTGTTTGATGTATATGTACTTGCCATGTTTACCTCACTGTATTTCTGTCCAAGTTTCTGTACCAGATGGTGTTATTGTTGTCCAAGTTTCTGTACCCGACGGTGTTATTGTAGTATACGTCTCTGTAGTTGCGTTTGTCACTACTTCTTCAAACAGTATATCTCCTGATGTTGTTTTTGTAAAACTTATTTGCTGAGAAGAAGTTCCAGCAGTAATAAAATTACCTTGAGCAGTTTGTATAAAGTTAGTATCTAAATTTGCAGTTGCGAGGTTTACTGATTTTATATTTTCTGCTGTAACAGTAAATATAGACGTCATATCTATGATTCCTGAAGCCTTAGTATTTACTTCTGTGGTTTGAGTAAAGGCACTACTCATACTAGATATACCAACTAATGTACCTACACCTACGCTAAGAGCAGAACTTATTGCACTCATTTCTGCTGTGCCTATTTGTATTGAACCACCTGCATCAGCAATCGAAGTTTCAGCAATGGCAGAATGTCCTAACATTAATCAGCTTCCTCTATTGTGTTGCCTTCAGCTACCCATTCTTGGATTGCTTGGTATTCTGTGTTAGCAGGGTCTTGTGGTACATTCAATATTACATTTTCATTGTTTTCTAGCTTTACTTCAATAATAGCTACACCTGACGGACCTACTCTGTATTTTGCTGTTTTTATATTCATCTTATAACTCCGATAATAAAGCAACTTTAGCTGAAGCATTTGCTGTTAAAAATATTGCATGGTCACCTGATGTTCCACTAGCTTCACTACTATTATAAAAACTAGTTGACCTTTTTGTAGGTCCATCAATAGTAATACTATTGTGAGCGTCTGAAGATGCACCATTAGTTGAGTAATATCCAGTTCCACTTACAACTTCAGCACTTGGAGCAGCCCTCATCTCAACTGGATGTCTTACTGGAAACTGCATACCACTACTAGAATAGTAACCGCCAGTTCCCATTCTTTCACCATTGCCTTCGCCTAGAACATAATAATACC